AGAACAAGATATTAAGATGTATGGACAATGGCCTTGGCCCAGACACGTGATGGCTATGCTACACGCAAAGTTGTCTGATGCAGGTGCAATTCTTGTGAACTACAATATACTGTTTGCTGAACCAGACAGAATGAGTGGTGTAGAATATTTAAAATCAATGCCTATGTCCAATGATTTGCGAGAGCAATTGGGACAAACATTATTGGACACAGACGCAGTGTTCTCTATAGTGTTGAAAGAATCTAAAAAAGCCATTTTAATGATGAGTGTCAAAAACACTGCTGACACAAACTTACCCAGCACAACACAGATCATAGAAAAAGGCAATGTCAAACCATGGTTATATGAGTATGAAGGCATAGTGGCTCCAAATGCAAAAGTTTCCGTGGGTGCAACAGGCATGGGAGTGAATGTCACATCTCCAGAACCAGATGCTGTTGTAAGAAAAATGCCAGTCCTGATACGCATCAATGGCAAAATATATCCCAGCATGATATTAGAGAATGTTAGATTACTAAACGGATCAAAAAGAATTAAAGTCATAGCAAAACAACATGGTATAGATGAAGTGCTTGTGAGCAAGAAGGCAGGTATACCTGTTAATCATAATGCAGAAATGTATATCAACTATGCAGACCCCTCAATGTATGTTAATGTGTCAGCCACAGATATACTGACAGGCAATTACAACGAAAACAAAGTTAAAGGTAGAATCGTTGTGGTAGGTTTAGATGCCGCAGGGTTGAGTGTTTTAAAATATACTCCACATGGATTAACAACAGATCAAATGATTACTGCCCAAGCATTGGACACATTGTTGACAGGCAAATATTTGTTGCGTACACCACAAGCAGACACATATGAAATTGCGTTCTTGGCTTTGTTATTGTTGCTGTTGATATTAGTACTGCCTAGAACCAGTGTGTTGTTGGCTGTGCCTCTTTTATTATTTGTGGAAGTGGGTGTTGCCTACGGAGCATTCATGGCATACACGAACAAAGGATTCCTTGTGGATCCATCTTGGATAATGTTGTCTGTGTTTTTGATTTGGTCTCATTCAGTGTACAACAACTTTGCCACACAGAGCAGACTGCGACAACAGATTAAGAAACAGTTCGAACACTATCTTGATCCTGGCATGGTTAAAAAATTACAAAAGGATCCCAGCCTATTGAAACTGGGAGGTGAGACAAAGAACATGACTTTCTTGTTCTGTGACATCAGAGGCTTCACACCTATCAGTGAGAAGTACAAAGGCAATCCAGCAGGACTAACAAAATTGATTAACAGATTCTTGACACGCATGACAGATGTTATAATCTCAAATGGTGGAACCATAGACAAGTTTATGGGTGACTGTATCATGGCATTCTGGAACGCACCTATTGAAAACAAAAAGCACAGAGAACTAGCAGTGAAAAGTTCTTTGGAAATGACAACAGCATTGGCAGAATTGAATATGCATCTACAAGCAGAAGGACTTCCACAGATCAACATAGGAATAGGAATCAACACAGGCGATGCATTGGTAGGCAACATGGGATCGGAACAGAGATTTGATTACTCTGTGATCGGCGATGCAGTTAATCTAGCAAGTAGATTAGAGAGCTCATCTAAAACATTAGGAAAAACCATAGTGATAGGTGAAGACACAAGACACACAATAGAAACAGTTTACCCGTTTGAGTATATTGACAGCATCACTGTCAAAGGTAAGACTGAAAATATAAAAGTTTATACTATTCCTTTATAGAATTTTTATCTACTTCTTTTACAGCAACGACTTCGTTGGGTTCATATGTTTCGTCCCAGCAACAGTCATCTCGGGAAACACATCTGCTCTCTACATACACTTTTTTGCTCTTCTTTTGATCTTCGTACATTGTATTCTCCTTTTGTAAAATAATACTTGTAAATTTACTTATAGTAAACTTATAGTAAATTTCGTGGAAAATCAATGTCTTAGGTGTAAATCGTGTTGATTTTTTGTAAATTTTAATTTACAAAATTTACAAATAGTAAATTACTTTTTTGAGGATTTTTCTTTTTGTTTTTGTTCAAGAATCATGTTTAACTTTTGTGTTAAACGTATCATGTCGTTGTCTAACATTCTTATTCTGTCAATCAGACCAATCAATGTTTTGTTAGCATCACTTAATACAGGTTTGATTTCTTTGGTTACCCAAGTCCACACATAGTAAACGAAGTAACCCAATCCAAATGCGGCTATGATTGGAAATCCAAACTGTTTAATTGCTTCTGCTAATTCTAATGTGATCATCTAATCCTTTCGAGCATCTTCCTTGCCCTCATTGGCGGCTAACCTGTCCACATTAGGTCTTACTCCTTCAACGTGTGACAGCAGTGCATCTATCTTGATCAAGTCATTGTTCATAGTTTGAACCCTGTTGTCCAGTGCTTGAATAATGGCTTTCAAACCATGCACAGATCCTGTTACAGTTGCCAGGATAAACTTTAGGATGATGAATATGAATATACCCGATGCCACAGCACCTGCTATTGGAAACCCTACGTCTGATACAAATTGTAAAAAGTTCATTATGTATGTATTTATAGGCATTTGTACACCAGGAATTAAAAGATTGACAACCAAAAATACACCTGCTATACTATGCCTACACACTTTATTATTATGATTTAATCGGTAAATAGTAAAAAGCAGGCTAGAATTATGAAAAAACGTACCAGAAGCATACTAGATGAGTTAAGAAACATTGGCAGAGTCAATGATGCAGAAGCCTTTATTGAAACAACAGGCTCTAACATCATCGAAAGTGCTGTGAATCTGCTCAACACCATAAGAGAAAATTACCCAGAAGAACAAGCACAAGAACTAGAGAGAAGATTCTTGAACAGTATTCGTAACAAAGAAGCAAAAAAGTTTCAAGTTGGTGTGAAGAAAATAATTGAAAGTAAAAAATTAGATGACAATTCTTAAAGAAGGCGGCAACATATTCAAAGACCCCAATGGGCAACTAGCCACACAAAGAATTAATCAAGCAGATGTGGCTCCCACACTTGCCTGGTTAGAAAAAATTACAGGGCTGGACCTACAAACTAATATGTTGGGCACCACAGGTAAAGCACCAACATCAGGTGACTTGGATGTTGCAGTAGATCAAAATAAAATTTCAAAAGACCAGTTGGCAGACACATTGACACAATGGGCTATAAAGAACAAACAAGATCCTAAACTGTGGGTAAAGAAAAGTGGCATCAGTGTTCATTTTAAAACTCCTATTAGAGGCAGTGCAAAGAATGGATACGTTCAATCAGATTTAATGTTTGGAGATCCTGAATGGATGCGTTGGAGTCTTCAAGGTGGACAACCTGGCTCGCCATACAAAGGTGCAGACAGACACGTGATGATGGCATCAATTGCAAAACCACTTGGATTCAAATGGAGTCACAAAGCAGGTTTATTAAACAGAGATACAAATGAACCTATCACTAAAGATCCTAACAAGATTGCTGAACTGTTATTAGGCAAAGGTGCAACTGCTAATGATTTGAATACAGTTGAAACTATTCATGCAAAAATAAAAGATAGATCAGACTATGACACGTTGGTGGCAGATGTGAAAGATTCATTTGCTAAAATGGGTAAGACATTGCCTGAAAGTATCAAAGACCCAATTGGTTGGTACAGAGCATTATTAAACAAGATTAAAATATGAGACTAGTAGAATTTAAAGAAGTTGACAAAAAGAATGTCGCTCTCAAAGAATCAAGAATTCAACACGCAGAAGATTTAATTTTCTGGGAAGGTTCAAGAGGAGCCATAAGAGCAATTGAACAATTACAATCATTAAGCAAAAGCACACAGTCACTTACAATCAAATGGGACGGTTCACCTGCTGTGGTGTTTGGTAGAAATCCTAATGGCGAATTTATTTTTACAGACAAGTCAGGCTTTGTTGCAAAAGGCTATGACGGTAGAGCAACCAATCCAGCAGACTTAAAAAGTGCTATTGCCGGAAGAGGAAAAGATCCTGCAAAAAGAAAAGCACAGGCACAGTATGCCTCAAAAATGGCATCAGTGTTTGACACATTACAACAAGCAGTGCCTGAAAACTTTCAAGGATACTTTGTTGGAGATATGTTGTACTTTCAAACTCCAAAAAAATCAGGCGACAAATTTATGTTCAAACCCAACGTGGTTGAATATGCTGTGAATGTGAACAGTGATATAGGACAACAAATTGCCAACAGCAAAGTGGGTGTTGTTATACATCACACAATGACTGAAGATGGAAAAATTTTACCTATTAAAGATTTAGACATGGTGCAAGGCAGTGTGTTAGCAATCCCTCCCACAACACTTAATAAAAAAGATCCTATTCAAGTGAAAGGATTAGATCAATTAAAATCTCTTGTCAACAACAGTGGAGCAGAAATAGACAAACTGTTGAACAAAAACAAAATAGCCGAAATGAAACTAACTGATCTACCTAATATTTTGTACACTTACACCAACAGCAAAGTGGATACAGGTTTAAACAAACTGGGTGAAGACTTTTTAAGATGGTTGGCGGCAAGTGCTGTGAGTCAGCCTAAAAGAATTAAGATTAAAGAGTATGTGACAGCAAACATGAAAGCATTCAGCAAACTGTGGATTTTGGTTGGTGGAATAATGAAAGTAAAAGATTCAATCATCAATCAATTGGATCAAGCACAAGGCGATATAACAGCAACAATAAATGGTAAACCAGGTGGCGAAGGCTATGTTTTAGGGTCTCCTGAAGGTAATATTAAATTAGTGAAACGTTCTGGCTTCACCAAAGCCAACAGAGCGATAAATAGATAAGGAGAACAAAATGAAAGCAAAAGAATTTATAAAAGAGTTTAAAGACATAGATCCAGCAGATGATCCAAATTCAGGAATGGATAAAGAATTCAAACAGGATTCTATATTCAATCAGTTGGGGAAAATATTGGACAGTCAAGGCAATCCAAGACCATTAGACACAGTGATAACAGATGATGGCAAAAAATTTAAAGTAACATTTAAACAAGCCACAGTGTTGAGAAGATTATTAACTGCACCTAGTGTTAAACCTACGGTCAAAGCACAGTTTACAAAGGATCTTCAACAAAGTCAAACCATTGAAAAGTTTTTACAAGCAGAAGATATGGTAGAATTATTTGTGTCAACATATGGAATCGACAAAGCAGAACCAAGCAACTACTAATCAATTGGACTTTTTAAGTTCATTATTTGAAGCACGTATGACCCGTGACTCAAGAGATCACAAAGTTCTTACCTATACAGATTGTGCAGAAAGACTGTACCTTACACTGTTGATACTGCAACTGTTGAATCAATATCCTACATACAGACAGTTGGCATCTGCATATTCCAGAGACACAAAACAATCCAACTACAACAGATTCAGAATGTATTCCACAGACCTTCATAACTTTGTGTATTTTGTTACAGGCGACGAAGAAGCAATGGATAAATTAAAGGATCCAAGCAGTGCCAAAGCAATGAGGAAAAAAAGCAGATTCCCCACTATGGCATTCAACAGATATATGTCAGCACTACAACAGGGTTTGATATCGCCAAGCATCATGCAGGTGTTTTTAAATATTGAAACTGGATTGAGCATAAGAAATACTGATTACAAATCAATTAGAAGAAGTTTATTTCAATTCAACACTCTTACAGTGCGTGAGAAACAAAATCTAGTGACAAGATTACTTCATGCCGCAAGAGCCAAATTAAGAAGTTCGGACAGCATAGAATACTTGGAGAAATTAGCCTCTGACAGAAATCTTGAAACAGGCAGAGTCAAAGATGCTGAACCAAAAGTCAGTGTGCCAGATGTAAGTGTTCAAGGTAGAGACCTTGCAATGTACAGATATCTAGTTGGTGGCACGAACCTAGTGGCAGTGAAACGTTTCATAGACTCAGCACTGTCAGGCAAAAGTATTCCATCTTCAATAGTGGGTGCTTATCTACCAGCAATACAATTATTGAATGATATTGTTAAAGCCGGTCCGGCTTATGTCAGTGTGCTCAAGGCACTACAATCTAGAGCTCAAAAGAGCCGTAAATAATATATTACCACACAACTATTACCAAAACCTTATAAATAAATGCATATGCACTTCTGAGCGAAGTGTGTGTCATTAAAGAGAAAAAAGGAGAAAAACAATGGCAACATTAACAAGAACAAACCCAACAGCAGTGGCTAGAGGAACAATACAAGAACTTACTTCAGTAAGTATGTTCAAAATTGTACTTTCAAATGCCAATTTAGCAGTTATGGGATCAGACGCGGCGGCGGCTAAAGTAACAGATGCATTAGGTGGAATGGCACAAATCATTCAAACTAAAGCAAATGGTTCTGAGATCTACATGGTTGCAGACAATCATGGTGTTGATATTAACTCAATTGCACAAGCAGTTGGTCAAGTATTAGACACAGGAACTCTTGGTTCATTAACAGGTGGTGTTCAGACTTTATCTGATAACGAAACTGTTACTGTAACTAAACCAACAGACATCGAAGCAATCTAATTATTAGATTACTTTTTTATTCAAAAGGGCGGCTTTATGTCGCCCTTTTGTTGCCTTAGCCCACTCTTTTACCAAAAAATTATAAATACTAGCAACATACACTTCGGAGCGAAGTGTGACCATTAAGAGAAAACAGGAGAAATAAAATGGCAACAATAGCAGGATCAAACGGTAAAACAGTAGAAAACGGTAAAGAGTTCTTAACAAGAGACATCGACTTCTATTCTTTCACTGGATACACAGCAGTACACACAAACCCAGAAGCGGCAGATTCAGTATTTCACAAATTAGTGAGAGCAATTGCATCTGAGGCAAACATCGTTGTATTAGGAACACCTTTAGCAAACGACCTAGTAGTAGGTTTAGAAGGTGGCTATGCAGGTAAAGGTGCAGTAGCGGCGGCGGCTCAATTAGAAGCAGTTGCAGATGCAGGTACTGGAGTTAACGGTGCAGTAGCGGCAGTTACTATACAAGGCGATACTTGGGCATAATAAGGTAAGCGAGATAAGACTTCTTATCCTATTAACAAGAATACAAAAGAGCGTTCAGGAAACTGGACGCTCTTTTTTTGTGACTTATAAGTAATAGTGCTAGGAACAACAGCATATGAGATACAAAATATTATCACTGATAGATATCACAAAAACAAAAGCTCGTCGTGGTCGAGATGAAGATAATAAAAAGACAGACCAATTCAGCAACTACATGACATTTGAAAACTCTATTCAGTTGAGATCTAATATGCGTATGATTTCAGGACCCACAGTAGAAAAACAAGACATTACCAATTTGATGTTTGGTGAAAACTATGTGGGAGAACACATGGTATGGACAACTGTGATAGAAGCAGATTTTCCAGATGCTGTGAGCATTGACACACTAAAAGAAGACTTTGATTTGGTACCAATGTTGATTGGACTGGACGAATCTATCAACATCAAAACCGGTGTGTATAGAACTGACGATGTAGATTATACCAATGTGTTATTCATTAAACAAATAGATAACTTGGATTAACGCAGTATAAATAAATGTATAAGGCTTAATGAGGCATAAAATACAGGCATCTTCCAAGAGAAATAAAATTGATACAATAACCGGAAGAGAGAGAAAATGGCTACAGAGCTAGAAAAACAAAATTTAGAAGCACACGTTGATTTGTGTGAACAAAGATATAAAAACCTTGAAACTCGTTTGGACAAAATCGAGGAGAAGGTGGAAGATATCCACACAGACATTCAACATGGCAACAAGAGCATGGTGAAAGTGATTATTGGAGCCACAGGTACAATAGTTGCTGGACTACTATCCACTATTGTTGTGTTATTATTAAAATTTCCAGGTTAATTCAAACACCCCCCACAACTGCTAAATATTCGTACTAGACAAGGTATAGTATGAAAATTACAGAAATAGTCACAGAATCAGTTGTTCAGATTTGGTCACGTACCAAGGGCGGCAAAATGGTCAGAAAGTACAGATGTACAGCAGGTCCTCGTAAAGGACGTGTGGTCAGTTCTCCTTCTGTGTGTACACAACCTAAAAAAATAGGCGCAGTAATGGCAATTAAAAAAGCCAAAGCAAGACGCGGATCCACAATGAAAATTAAAAGATCTAGAACAAAGACAACTTCAGGAGCAAGTATTGGATTGGCTAAACTGAATAGACGCAGTGCATCAAGAAGCAGACCAAACAGAAGAAGTGTCGGTAGAAAAACATTCAGAAGAAGCGGTGGCGGAAAAAGGAAACCAATAAGCACATGAAGATAATTGAAATTACAGAAACACCGTACCTACAAAAAACATTGAATACCCTGGGTAGTCAACAAAAGTCTGGAGCACCTGTGCCTCCTAACAAACTGCCTAAAGGTCCAATTAAATCAGGATCAGTGAAAGCACCACTGAAACAAACCAACACTCAAGCACAGCAACAGATAGTCAAGCCAGGTAAAACTGTGCCCATGCCAACAGGAGCAAACAAAGAAACGGATTATGAAGTGGATAAAGTCCAAGGTGATCAAGTTACAATGAAAACCAAAAGACCTACACCTCAAGCACCACAATCGATTACAGTGAATAAAAAAGATTTAGATCCTGTAATCACAAATCTACAACGTAGACAAAAAGCAACACAATAATGAAAATTAACGAACTTATACAAGATTTTTTAATTCAAACTTCAAACGAAGAAAAAGCAATGTTGAATAAACTAAAAGAAATGAAAGACATTGATAATTTTTTGGAACGCGAACAAGAAGTAATAAGAAATCTAATCAATAAAAGTTTGGTACGTCGCATAGAACGTGACGATAAAACACTGGTGGTTGCTAATGGATCTACAAAAACTATCTAAAAAACTTAAAATATTCATAGACAAACAAGCAGAGCAGGTGTGTCTACCCATTCAGCATGGCAACAGTCTGCGTATCAAAAACTTTGTGGTACGTGAAAACAGCATGGGATTCTTATTGTACGACATAAAGAACCATAAACAAATTACAACCACTTTTACCAAGACAGCGGCGTTGGCTATGGCAAGGCAAATGGCTCAAAACAAACAAGACAGCCTGCAATACATAGGATCCACAGATGATCAAATACACCACAAATACAATGAATGTGTGTTCTACAAGCACACAATAGCCAGAACCGATGATGACATCAAGCGAGAATCTGCTAAAATACGATACGATATTGCATGGGAGGATCTACTCAAGTTAAGAGACACCCTGGACGACTACATATTTGATAAATAAAATAGCAAAGGAACAAAGCAATGAAAATAGAGCAATTTAGACACCAAGCAACAACAGAACAGTTGAACGATAGACTGTCAAAAGTGTTTGGATCAGCAATACAATTAGATCAATTCACAGATGCACAGTTAGAAACTGCTCGTACAAGTGTATTACACAAAATTGCCAACATAGAACAAAATGAGTCCTTTGATGGTTTAAGTCACAACGAAGACTACCACAAGCAAAAAATGTTTTTAGACGTATTAGATTCTGCAATCAATGACAGAACAGTAGAAGCAAAATTACAAAACGATATTTTAGTCCAAGCAGATGAAATAATTGGTGATTATTTTGACATGGATAAAGAAGCATTAAAAATGAATAAAGATGCCGTTATTGCTGACATAGAGAAAAGACAAGCAACAGCACAAGGTGACGAAGCATCTGCTTTACATTATGCAAAACAAAAAGTAGAACAAGATTTCGACGATACTGGAGCAGAAATTGAAAATCCAAATGAAGGTAATCAATTTGCACAGGCAGTACAAAAAGCCAAAGCGGCAGGCATGAAAGCAGGCGACAAGTTCAAAGTAGGCGATAAAGAATTCACACTTAAAGATGCAGAAGACTTATTGGCAAAAACAATGAATGAAAAAGCGAAGCCAGACTTTTTAGACATGGACAAAGATGGCGATAAAAAAGAACCTATGAAAAAAGCGATTAAAGACAAAAAGAAATCAGTTAAAGAAGGAGCAGAAGAATCTGCTCAATTAGTAATGGCGGCTAAAGACATGGTTGATAAAATTACAGGCTGGATGGAAGACACAGCATCTATGCAGACTGAAACTATGTTAGAATTAGCAGACGCTATTAGAGATGAAATGGGTGTAGAACAATCAGAACAATTTACTAATTCAGTGAAGCCAAGTTTAGAATCATTATACACTTCATTAGAAGCAACAAGAGAATCACTAACAGGCGGCGTAGCCGTACTGACAGGCGAACAAGCACCAGATACAATTGGTGCGGATAGCGACAGTGAAGAACCAGCAATGGAACCCACAACAGATGCAGATGCAGATATGCCAGATCAATCAGATGATTTTTCAGCAAGTGAACCTGCAACAGGCGGTGAGGAACCAGCAGACAGAAGCAAACGAGAAGCAATCATTCAATTGTCTAGAAGACTAGCAGAGACACTTTCAACAAAGTCAAAAAAAAAGGCTTAATTTCTGAAGCCTCTGGCGCAGAGTTAATTCAAGTTCTTAGAAACTTAATCAGCAGTGCTGATTCACGTAATCAAAAAGCATATTTGAGTTTTGATGCATTGAACAAGATACTAACTAATGTTGGAGGCTTCTCAATCAATCACGACAGTTTCAAAAATCTTTACAATAAAAATTCTTCAATCAAAAAATGATTAAAACTTTTGACAATTCAGGTATCACTCTTGATACTGATGCTGAAGAACCAAATATTCCTACAAAAAAAGGCGATCGCTCTGCCAGTCTAAAAACAATGGCAAAGAGAGCAACCAAAAAACGCACTTAATACTTGACTTTTTACAATTAGTACTGTAATATTAAGACATGGATAGAACCAAAGAACAAATACTTCATGACATCGAATCCGTGATTGAAAAATATATCAAGGCTCAAGTTGAATCTCACGGAGGTCAAGTTGAAGCAAAAGATTTTGATGTTGATACAGGAAAATTAACCATGTTGATGAAAGGTGCCTGTTCAGGTTGTGCAGGTAGCACTGCCACTCTGCAGAAAGGTATAGAGTCAACAATGAAACATTATGTGCCTGAAGTAAAACAAGTTGTTGGTGAAGATGATCCTAACAGTACAACTAAACCTTATTACGATTACAATCCATGGGACGGTCCAACATACGATAATATGTTAGATGAGTTGGATAAACTGTCTACAGAAAATGACAACAATGAAAATTAATGCTGTCTTTAGTAGTTTCATAGCAATTGAAAATATAGACCTATCAAACAAAGATGCAGTGGTAAGTTGGTCAAAAGAAGAAATAAATCACGATGCCACACCAAACTATAAATCCACAGGCACAAATCATCTTAACGTAGATGAACCTGTATTGAAAGAACTTGTACAAAAAATTGAGAATGGTTTTAATAATCTACACAATCAATTAGGATTAAGCAACAATCACAAACAAATAGTTTCAAGTCTTTGGGCAAATGATGGCAGTGACAACAGTGCCATTGAAGCACCTCACAGACACGTGGACGGAGTTTTTAGTGCAGTGTACTGGCCCATAGCGGATACTGGGTGTGCTCCACTTACTTTTATAAATCCAAACAATCAAATGAGTTATGTGTTCAAAAGTAATATTATAGAACATATGAATGAATTCAATAGTGACAGAATAGATGTACAACCGCAACTAAATCAATGTGTGTACTTTCCGTCATGGTTGTGGCATTATGTCAGTCATGCGTTGAGTAAAACTAACAATAGAATGAGTTTCGCATTTAACAGCGAAGCAGTAAGTAAATGACTTTAATTACAAACAAAATAGATTATAAGAAATTATCAAGAACTTCTTTAAATGGCAAGAGAGTTTATCAGTGTCCAGACGGTAGTGCTGTGGCAAGTGTAACCACAATATTAGATGCAACCAAAGACAAAACACATCTTATGGAATGGCGTAAAAGAGTTGGAGAACAAAATGCTGTTCGCATCACAAAAGAAGCCTCAGGCATTGGAACTAGAATGCACAAATATCTTGAAGATTATATTGAGTTAGGTCAATGGTCTTCTCCAGGATCTAATCCATATGCTCAACAGGCATTTAAAATGGCGCAAGTTGTCCATGAAAATGCTTTGAAAGATGTGAATGAAATCTGGGGTTCAGAAGTTGGTTTATATTTTCCAAAGATATATGCAGGTACCACAGACTGTGTTGGAGAATACAAAGGAGCACCTTGCATCATTGACTTCAAGCAGACAAACAAGCCTAAAAAGAAAGAATGGATTGAAGATTACTTTTTACAGTTGGTGGCATATGCTGAAGCACACAACGAAACTTACGGTACAGACATCAAAGAAGGCCACGTGTTCATGTGTGCTAGGGATTTAACATACCAACAATTTGATATAACACCCTTAAATTATAGCAAATATAAAGATTTATGGTGGAGTAGAGTAGAAGAGTACTATATTAAACACTCAGTTTAAATCAACATCAATTATATCATCACACTCGATAAATACAAACAGCAGGAGAAAAACATTGGCAATTGTATCGATATCAAGAATTCAAATACGTAGAGGTAGAAAGAACCTAGGTTCTGGATTACCACAACTAGCGGGCGGAGAACTAGGTTGGGCAGTAGACACACAAGAACTTTACATAGGTAATGGTGCTGTGTCTGAAGGTGCACCAGCAGTAGGCAATTCTAAAGTATTAACAGAACATGATAACTTGTTCACATTGAGTGATCAATACACTTATCGTAATGGTTCAAATGTACAAACAGGTGCCACTTCAGCAACTCCTATTAAAAGAAGTTTACAAAATAGATTAGATGATATCGTTAATGCAAAATCATTTGGTGCAGTGGGTGATGGCACAACAGACGATACACTAGCATTACAAAGAGCCATTGATCAACTGTTTCTTCCTTGGAGCAATTCACAAGATGCAGACAACTACAAAAAAAGAATTACATTAAAACTATCAGCAGGTTTATACAAAATTACAAACAGTTTAAAATTACCACCATATGCTTCAATCATTGGAGATGGTAGTGAAAAAACTGTGATCAATCAAACAGGAGTATATCCTGTTTTAGAAACAATTAATGGCGAGGGCAGTGCGGCACAAACAACAGCAATCAATAAAGCAAAAAATATTGAGTTGAAAGGGTTGACGTTGAACAGCAACACCACTCAACCTGGATTACAATTATTAAGTTGTTCAGACAGTTCTTTCAAAGACATCAATATAAAAGGTCCATGGACGCAGGCACAAGGAGCGGCGTTGGTGGCAACTCAGATTGGTATTTTATTAGGTGGTGATGATGACATTACTATCCCAGCCAACAAAATAGAACCTGCTCGAGATAATGTTTTTGAAAAAATTAAAGTTTCTAATTTTTCATATGCTGTATCAAGCAATGATGATATCACAAACAACGCATTCGATAATGTAGTGATTGAAGAATGTGGATACGGAATTGTGTTTGGTAAAGACACTGTTTTAGGTGGAGTTGGACAAGCAACAGGTCCAGTCAACAACACTATAAGCAATTCAAAATTTATTGATATCAACTTGCAAGGTATCTGGATTAAACACGGAACTGGCAACATCAGTGAAACAAACACTTTTTCAACTGTTGGTAACGATGCTGGTTTAGATACAGCACCAAAACACAGCATTATAAAATTTGAAACAAATCAAAATATAACTTCAAATGATTTCTTTTCTAGAACTAATGCAATGATACGTAACTTCAGCAATATTGCTTATATTACAGAAGTAGAAGGCGCATACTCAGGTAACGTTAATTTTACAACAAAGTTTAATATCGGTCAATTGAATGCATACACTGACTTTTTACTATTACCTACAGACACCAGCAAAACAATTCATATGAATTATGTATATAAAAACACAGTAGACACAGGAATGAGAAAAGGCACTCTTAAAATATTAATAGACAAAGAAAATAATACAAGTCATATCAGTGACGATTATGATTTCCAAGGAACAAATGCAGATCAATTAAATTTTCAAGTGACACTAAATGATCTAGATGCAGATGCTAATTTCGAAACTCTTGTTGTTCAAGCAATTAATCCTGCTCCAGTCAACTCACTCGAATCTGCCAATGTCACAATCCAAATTCAAAATATCTCATAAGCCTAATATTTTTTACGGCAACTACACAGAACGTCTGGAAGATTGGCAAAGCATACGTGACGTAATTAACGAAACAGAAGATCCATTTAATATCTTAATCAATATATTTCAACATTGTCCTAGAACCAAAACTGACACTAATATCTACAAAAAAGACACATGGCTTAATGGTTGGCAACTGATTGAAAAGAATGAATATGATCTTGTTGACATTTCTCTCTTAGTCAGTTATACTATATTATTAACTGATAATTTTAAGGACCACGATCTTAAGATACATACAGTTTATACAAAAGAAGATAGTTCAAACAACCAGAAGTTTAGTTATATTATTGAAATGGAAAACAGTCTAATAGACATATACAGTATGGCAAAATTAAACAAATCAACGTTTGACAAAAACTATATTCTGCAATATACTACCCATATACGAGAACTGATAAATACAAAGAATTAATAGAAATAAGAATAGGAATATAATGGAATTGAATACGTCTAAGGAACAAATCATTAACACATCTGCAATTAAGATTAAAAAAAGAGACGGGCGGTTAGAACCTTTAGACATTGACAAAATTCATTTTGTTGTAGAAGAAGCCTGCGAAGGCTTATCAGGTGTTTCTTCATCACAGATAGAAATTAATGCCAACATACAATTTTACGATGGCATGACAACAAAAGAAGTTCAACAAATTTTAGTGCGTTCAGCAAACGATCTTATCTCATTAGAAACACCTAACTATCAATATGCCGCGGCAAGATTACTTTCATATGATGTGCGTAAAGAAGCACACGGACAATATGAATATATGCCTTTGTTAAAATTAATCATAAGAAATATTAAGGCAGGTGTTTATGATAAAGGTATTGTAGAAAAATTTTCAAAGACTGATATTAAAAAAATGAATACATGGATCAAGAGAGAAAGAGATCTTGATTTTACATACGCAGGTTTAAGACAAGTGGTAGACAAATATCTTGTGCAAGATAGATCATCAGGAGATTTATTTGAAACACCTCAAGATATGTACATGATGATTGCGGCAACACTGTTTGCAGAATATCCAGCAAAGACTAGAATGAGTTATGTTAAAAAATATTACGATGCTGTATCAACATTTAAAATTAATATTCCAACTCCAGTAATGGCAGGAGTAAGAACTCCTATTAGACAATTTGCTTCATGTGTATTGATAGATAGCGATGACACATTGTCTAGTATCTTTTCAAGTGATATGGCAATTGGTTTATATGTTGCCAGAAGAGCAGGCATAGGAATCAATGCAGGACGTATCAGAGGTATCAATGCAAAAATAAGAGGAGGGGAGGTTCAACACACAGGAGTCATTCCGTTCCTTAAAAAATTCGAATCAACTGTGAGATGTTGTACACAAAACGGAGTACGTGGTGGATCAGCAACTGTTCACTTTCCAATATGGCACCAAGAGATCGAAGACATTCTTGTGCTTAAAAACAATAAAGGTACAGAAGACAACAGAGTACGTAAGTTAGATTATTCAATACAGATATCTAAAATGTTCTATGAAAGATTTATGAACGATGAAGATATTACATTATTCTCACCACATGAAACACCAGGATTGTATGATGCATTTGGAACAGATTCGTTTGATGCACTTTACAAAAAATATGAAAAAGATTCATCAATTAATAAAAAGACTATTCCAGCACAAGATTTATTTTCTGATTTATTAAAAGAAAGAGCAGAAACAGGACGTATCTACATAATGAATTTGGATCACTGTAATACACATAGTTCATTCAAAGACAAAGTATCAATGAGTAATCTGTGTCAAGAAATTACATTGCCTACAACACCTATCAATGCAATAGACGATTCACAAGGAGAAATAGCATTGTGTATTTTAAGTGCAATCAATGTAGGACAATTAAACAATTTAGAAGATTTAGAAAACTTATGTGAATTGGCTGTTAGAGCATTGGAAGAAATTATAGAATATCAAGACTATCCTGTGAAAGCGGCAGAAGTATCCACAAAATCTAGAAGAAGTTTAGGTATAGGTTATATTGGATTGGCACACTATCTTGCAAAACAAGGTTTTAAATATTCTGAGAAAGGTGCTTGGGATTCAGTTGATAGACTTACAGAAGCATTTCAATTTTATCTACTTAAAGCATCTAACAAATTAGCACAAGAAAGAGGTGCTTGTGAAGGATTCAAACAAACAAAATATGCAGACGGTCTATTGCCAATTGATCACTACAAAAAAGAAATTGATGAAATCGTGCCACACAAACAACGAATGGCATGGGAGGCATTGAGAAAAGACATTATAAAATACGGATTAAGACACTCAACGTTGTCAGCACAGATGCCGTCAGAAAGTTCTTCCGTTGTTAGTAACGAAACAAATGGTATAGAACCACCAAGAGCATTAATGGCAATTAAGAAAAGTAAGAAAGGTCCTCTTAAACAAATAGCACCTGGATACCCTAAACTAAAGAATGCTTACACATTGCTTTGGGATATGCCAGACAACACAGGTTATATTAATGTGGTAGCAATGATGCAGAAATATTTTGATCAGGCTATATCAGGAAACTGGAGTTACAATCCATTACATTATGAAAACAATGAAGTTCCAATCTCAGCAATGGCACAAGATATGTTGTCAGCATACAAATATGGTTGGAAAACAAGTTATTATCAAAATACATATGATTTCAAAGGTGAAGAAGAAGATGTTCAACCAGCAGGGATAGACACAATGTCAGCAAACCTTAATGGTGCACACCTAAATGGAGTTAATGGCGAAGCAACTGTGGAAGAACAGTTGGCAGATTTAGAAGACGGTGAGTGTGATGCCTGTACAATATAAGCACATAGAATTTTTAATTGAAATGGATAATTAAATTACATGACGAAAACAGTATTCAATAAACAAAAAATAGACTACTTGAAACAACCCATGTTCTTTGGTGAAGATGGTGGTGTGCAGAG